AGGCATATTTAGATGGTTCTCAACTTGGTTCAGACTGGAGTGATAGTGGCACATTAGATTTTGGCAATATAAATATTGGTAGGATGTATTCTAATGCATATTATTATCTTGATGGGAAAATTGCTAATCTACGCATCCAAAAAGGCGAAGCAATTGATTTTTCAGTTGTTGGGAAACCAACAGAAGCATACACATCAACAGCACCAATCACCATCGGAACAGGAAACGACGAACCACGTGTAATTGAAAACGTAAACTTCCAACTCAACGGCGACACAAATATTTACACAATCAACACAATCACAGACGACGGAGAAGCAACTGATGAAGTAGCTTTTTCAATCAATGACGGAACTACTGCAACCTTGGCAACAGGCGAGTATGATGTTGACTGGATACGAGGGGCAAATATGGTTGATGATGTGATTAAATTAACAAGTGATGGTGTTAGGATTGGAAATGATAGCGATACAGTGCTTTTAATTCAATCGAATACTTTTGATGGAGATACAAATTTTATTGATACTTCGGTTGGTAAAAGTGAAACTCACACAATTACAAGAAGCGGTGCGATTCACACAACTGCACAACAACAATTAGGTACAACTTCAATGTATTTTGACGGGACTGGGGATTATTTAACAGCTCCTAACTCAACTGATTTTGATTTTGGAACTGGTAATTTTACTATTGATTTCTGGGTAAGACCTTCAGCATTAAATTCACTGAACGGATTTTTGTCAACATCTGACAATGATGATGGCAATTGGATTATTTATGCGAATAGTTCTGGGACTGTTGGTTTAACAATGGATAGAACAGGGTCAACAATAGCAACCTCAGACACTAATTTATCTGTTAATACATGGGCTCACGTTGCAATAGTAAGAAAAGGAACAGGAGTATCTGATTTAGGAATATTTATAGATGGTCAAATTACTAATTGGAGTAGTGGAAACGTAACAATTAACGATGGTAACCACGGGCTTACAATAGGACGATTCTACAAGACAGCATCTGATGTTGGTGCATATAATGGTTATCTGGATGAAATACGCATTTCTAAGACTGCTAGATGGACGTCTAATTTCACCCCCCCCACATCAGCTTACGGAGCAGGTTCATCACCAGAAAATCAAACTTACACAGCAGTAACAAGCACAACAGGACAATTTAACACTACTGCCTGGGATGATTTAAATTCAGGAACAGTAACAGAGTCAACAGCAGGGCAAAGTGCTTTTTATTCAGTTTCATTTGATGACAAAGTAACTTTCCAAATTTACGACACAACCGCCGTAGCTTGGAGAAATATCGCTTCAAATAGCAACGCAATAACAGGAGAGACAGAGGGGATTTGGTGCTACAACACAGGGGCAAGCGGTGCGGAGACTTGGACAGTTGCAAATATAAATGAACAAAACGCAGCGATTTCAGAAGCCGTAACCGTAACAGCCAACCAGCAAACTTGAACACAATTTAACGCTATTAGCGATACAATATGGAACGATGCTTGGAGTGTAGCAGATGATATTGACATTGCAGTTTCACTAAAAACAACAAGTGCAAGTTCAAATCCTCAAACTTCATCTTTGGTATTTAATTACGATTGAGTACTAGGTAGAACGGCTACTTTCAATGATTGAATTGCTACTTGAAGTTTTGAAGCTACCACTAGTTGATTTTGAATAGGGACGAAGACCTGGACAGTTAAAAATGTCTCTTGAGAGACTAAAAGTTTTATTGTTAATAAATTTTAATTATGTATAATAACACTATAGATAAGATAGAACATAAGATCGCTACCTTACAAGGGTTACTTAAAGAACCTAATTCTATAAGCATTAGAATAGAAAATAAAATAACAGAACTTAAGGCTATATTAAAAAATTTGAAAAATGAATAATCTATTCATAGAAGATCCTATATATATAACTATACAGGATCTCAAGGACTCCACTAATAAAACTTGAATAGCTTCCCTTACGGATAACCAAATAAAAAGACTAATTTATGAGGCACAATTTGCGATAGATGACTATATACTACATTACTGAACTAAATATAGTGAATCCCAGAGTTTTATCTTCCCCACTCAAGATGAGGATTGAAATATTGAGGTTATCCCAAATGATATAAAAATTGCTACCGTCTATGTGTGCGAGCAAATATTTGAATCTTGAGATACTGTATCTAGTACCTACTGAGAGGTCACTGAAGAGGTCGCTGGTGATAGAAGGATAAAATATACCTCATGAACTAGGAACGTCTTAAAAACGATACCAGATAAAGCTAAAATATACTTAGAACCTTATAGGAATATATTTTACAGACAAAAGACTTAATATGGCTTTATTAGATTATTTAGACCATTCTTGTACTATACAAAATAAAACAATAACGGTAGTAGCAGGGGTGGAGCAAAAAACATATGTAGATGTATATGCAGGTATCCCTTGTCACTTCTACCATAAAAAGATCACTTGATATCAAGAGTTATATTGGGATAGAAGTTGATTTGATGAACAACAACAAGAAAGGATTACTGCCTTAATACAACCAGAAAAAACATTAGTGACTAAATGAATGAGATTTGTATTATCCGATCCAGACCTAAGTAATTGATGAGTATACAAAATACAATCAGTTAGAATGAATAGGATGAGTGGGAATACTAACGATTCTATAGAATTAGAATTAATTTTTGAAAAGGATGCTTAGTAAATATAAAAAAATAGTTAGGGATAATTTAGAAGACAGAACCATAGAGGCTTTGTTATTATTAAAGCAAACAGCGGAAAAACTATCTCCAACAGATACTCATACCTTTATAAAAAAACATAAGATAGAATCTATAGAATATAGGGATTGAAAATTAATAGGTACACTTAGCAATGATGTTGATTATGCTAAAACACTAGAAGAATGATATAAATGACAAACAAAACCTTTTAAGTACCATAAATGACCGCCTACCGATGATAGCACTGTTTTCTATAAATGAATTTGAAGTAACACTTATTGAAAAACCGTAAAGGAAAACATTAATAATGTCTATAATATAATAAAAAAATGAATTATTTAAATATAGGTACATTGATAACCTACTTAAATACAAAGACAACATTAACTGATTTGGTTTGAAATAGAATTTACTATTGATATCCTACAGAACAACAATCAGGGGTGTTTATAGTAATGGAGCGTGAATGGCAAAAAATAAGAGAGGTGTATAGTTATGACATAGTGTCAGTAAAAATAATTTGACATGAGACTTGAATTACTTATGCTGATCTTGACGAGATAAGTAATACATTGAACGATATTTTAACGATAGAGGCTAGGTGAGAATTCAACGTCATAAAAATACTTTCTACTGGTAGTGTGGCTAATACTTATGACACCTTAAATCGTCCATTAATAGATAAGAATTATTATATATATTATTTAAATTAAGATGGCAAGAAAGAATACACAAAGATCTAAGGTAATGTTTAAGAACAATACTAGAATTTGATCTATATTGTATAAGAAGTGACAGATTTACGAGCTACCAAACTCTTATATACAAAAACAATTAAAAGAAAAGCTAATAGTTAGTTTTAATATAGTTACTTAGTACCTCTTATTTTCTAGTCTTAGTCCAATTAGAAAAGTAAGTTGTAATTAATAATATTTATTAAATAATTAAAAATGACAGCAACAAATTCAAAAGCATTGAGTGTCAATCCTTGAATTATAGAAGTAGCAAGTTATTCTTCTTCCATAACCACTTTAGCAGATGACATGACTAATGCAGATACTGTTAGATCTGAATTAGACGCTCTTTCTTATGAGAGATTGGCTTCTATTATAGATTTACAGGTAAGTGAAAATTATTGAGCTAATGTTGTAAAGATAGAGGCAGATGATAATTGAGTAATATATTCAAGCACTAAACCAGAGATGACTATCTCATGAACTCGGTATGAAGTACTAGAATTAGATGCAATAAATAAGCTAACAGGTAAAAATATTCTACAAGTAGCTTGATGAACTGTAAATGTTACTTGAGAGGCTCTTTGAACTGGATGGACAGTATGACAGCCAATAAAACTATTAAATAAAAATGGAGCAGATACTATAGTAACAAATATAGTAATAGATGCCGATACAGTAGCTCTTGTTTCTTGAACTGATTACGCTACTTATGTAGGTAATTGAGTAAATGGAGAATTAGGATATACTTATATCGTTCCTATAACCGCACAGGCTTGAGTATTAGATGCAGATTATGATTATGTTCCAACTGCTTCATCTTACATCGGAGTAAATGTAAAATCTAGAGAAATACCAAGACTAGTGGTAAGAATTACTTCTATAGATAGTGCAACTAGCAAGGTAAAGGTATATTACTTTATAGATTGTTGATTTGAATGAGAATTGATAACTTGATTCTTAGATGTAAATAGAGCAAGTGATCTTCCTAACTCTCCTTTAAACATCTTATGTAATAATAACTGATCGGTTATTTATTATACAGATGATCTATAGGAATTTGACTATAAATTGAATTAAGGATAATATCTAGGTATTATCCTTAATTTTTATTATATGGAAAGATTTATAAGAAAAGACTATAGTTTGACATTATCCTTAAAATCTAAAAAGTTTCTAGTAAAATATAAAGAAGCCACAGTTTGCGAGGTGATAGAGTTTTTAATTTTGCTAGAAAAAGAAGATTTTAATTTATTAGAATGGTTGGAAAATTTTATATACTCTAATTCAACGAATAAGCCGCCTAAAACATTGATTAGGACTAATCATACCAAGATATATAAAACTCTTCTAAAAACGCACTTTAAATGAGTTTTTGGGTGAGATTGAGATAATAAGGAAGGGAAGAAGTTAGAAGCCATAGAATTATCATCTTATATTTGTCATATTGCTTGAAAAATCAATGCAGAACCTTTATATATTTTAAATAACTATACTTTTTGTATGTTAGAAATCTATATGAAATGATTGATATATAATGCAAATTTAGAAACCAAAGATTGAAAGGCTAGAAATCTTGATATGATAAACAAAGAAAAGATCAAGTCTATTGACAAAACCTCTATAAATGATATTGTAAGTAAACTTAGCAATTATCATAAGAAAAATGCAGGAGGAAAAGATTGAGATAAAACTTGAGGTTGAAACCCAAAGCTTCAACAACTCAATAGATCAGGCAGATAAACAAATATCAGTTTTTAAAAAGAAACTAGAGAAACTAATATGAACCTTTAAGAAACTGAACTCTTTAGGGGTTACTTTAGGAAAAGATCAGTTTAAGAAAATCAATAAAGAAGTTAGTAAACTAGAATCTACCTTACTTAGATTAGGTAGAAATAGAGGAGCAGAAGAGTTAAATCTAAAATTTGAAAAATTAGAGGAACAGGTAAGCAAATTAAAATCTAAAATTTGAGAACCTAGTAAGGTTAGATTTGATACCAAAAAAGCTAGTGATGATTTAAAAAGAATCACTGATGATATAGAGGGTTTTACTTCTAGGATAAAAGACCCACAAGCTATTAAGTTATCATTAAATATAGTAGATGTAGAAGATAAAATAAAACGAGCTAAGAAATTGTTAAAAGACAAAACATTATCAGAAGATAAAAAACTACAAATAAAGGCAGATATAAACCTATTGAAGCAAGATCTTACCAAAGCAAAAAGAGAGCTTAGAAATTTTTTAAGGACATGAAAAAAGGATCTTTCAGTTTTAGGTAAGTTATTTTGATGAGTAGAGGTAAATATTAGAGAATTCTCACGTTCTCTTTGACTGGCAACAAAAAGATTCGTGGCATTCGTGGCAGTTGCAACTTGATTACAAAAAATAAAAGAATTCTTTACTTGAACTATTACTACCGCTATATCTTTTGAGTCGGCGTTTGCTTGAGTAGAGAAAACAGTAAACGCTACAAATGAACAATTAGGAATACTAAAATCACAACTAAAGGATCTTACAAAAGAAATACCTTTAACTTTTGAAGAGATTGCAGGTATCGCAGAAGTGGGATGACAATTAAATATTCCTATAGAAAATCTAAAAGAATTTACTAGAGTTATCGCACAAGTAGGTGCTAGTACTAGATTAACTACTGAAGAAGCCGCAGAATGATTCGCAAAATTAGCTAATGTAACACAACTACCCAAAAATCAATTTGATCGCTTAGGTGCGGCTTTAATTGACTTATGAAATAATTCGGCGACTACAGAATCTAAGATACTAGAGTTTGCCAATAGAACCTCGGCTATATCACAAATAGCAGGAGTATCAACACAAGATATTTTATGAATAGCAACAGCTTTTAGTTCTTTATGAGTTGAGGCGGAGGCTTGAGGTACAGCTATTAGAAAAACTTTCAAGGTTATTAATAAAGAAGTTTTAACTTGATGAGAAAACCTTGAACAAATAGCAGAGGTAGCTAATATGACCTCTGAACAGTTCGTAGAGGCGTGGGAAACAAACGCCGCAGAAGCTTTTACAAGATTTATAGAATGAGTATGAGAATATGGGAAAGAATGAACTATAGTAATAGAGGATTTAATATCTAAAAATGTAAGATTAACAGAAGCCTTACAAAAAGCGGCTTGAGCAGGAGATATATTAAGAACACAAATCGAAAGAGCTAATAAAGCCTTTAAAGATAATAATGCATTACAAAAAGAAGCAGAAAAAAGATTTAATACTACTGAATCAAAATTAAAACTACAAAGAAATAGATGGCAGAGATTACAGGAAGCTATTTGAAGAGGGTTTTTGCCGACAGTAGTTAAAACCACTAAGGTTTTTGTTGATCTAGTAGCTTGAATGGCTATATCTGTATTTAGTATGTATATAGACGTAAAGAAATATTTAAAAGACTTTGCGGTTGAATGGGCTTGAACTATAGGAAACGTTAAAAACACCTTAAATATATTTGCTACTATACTGGTGGGGGTATTCCATATATGAGCAAAGGCGATAGGTGGGTTTGTAGATTACGTTGCCACTGGTATGGGTAATTTTGTAAAGATAATAGCGAATACTTTTCAAAATGCTTGAACTATATTTAGTGATTGAGTTGGCTTATTTTTTGATGCCTGAAAGAATTTATGATTAGCACTAGCTAATGGTGCTTTATGGGCTTTAAGAAAATATGTTAGGGTATTAGAAAGCTTTGCTAACCCAGTTAAGAAGCTGGTACAAGGTATAAATCAAGTAGCTTGAACTAATTTTAAAGCACCAACACTAGAAACCTTTATACCAGAATATTTTGATTATACCCCTATAACCTGAAGATTTGGGAGTATATTAGGTAATCTAACTCAATGATTAGATGAACAAAAAGGATTTTCAGATGTTTTTACTTGATTATGAGATGATATAAAATCATTAACAGAAAATGCGGTTACATCTTTTGAAGCAGTAGATAAGGAAACTAATAACATCATAAACTCTAAAGATGCTTTATTAAGAAAAAACAATGAAGTTTATTGAAAAGAAAAAGCACAGTTAGAAGCAATAAGAAAAGAGATATCAGATGTTGATAGATTAGCTAAGAATGACACTATACAAGGTATTATAGATGAAATAAAATGAAAAACTGAAGCAGGTAAAAGAAGTTGGTGAAACAAAGGATGATGAGAAGTCGGTTGAGGATGAGCTGGAGGTTGAACATCAGCAAAAAAATTAATAGAGGAAGAACTAAAAGCTAAAGAAGAAGCTATTGATAAAGAGGCTTTATTAAAAATAAAACAAGCAGAGGAAACTATAAAAAACGAAAAAGAGCTTAATAAAAAGGTATTAAATATAATCGATGAAGCAGAAGAAAAAAAGACAGATCTAAGGTTAAGTAATCTTGAAAAACAAAGGAAGTCTTACGAGAAACAAAGGGAAAACTTTAAAAAGTTAGATGAAAAGCAATTAAAATTCATAACCAAAAATCTAAAAGAAAAATTGGCAAGAGAGTTATCAACAATAGACAAAAGTGATAAAACTTATTATCAAAAACTACAAGCAAGAGAAGAGGCTTACGCTAGATATGATAAAGATGTAAGCAAATTAAGCAAAGACACCTTTGAAATTTTAAAAGATCTAAATGATGAACAATTAAAAATAGAAGAAAAAAAATATAAAAAACTAAAAAAAAGGGAAGAAGAAAGACAAAAAACAAAAATAGAAGCACAAAAGCTTTTCTTGAAATTAGAAAAAGAACTAGAAAAAGCTATCGAAGAAGATGCTAAAAAGGAACAACAAAGACTAGAAAACAAGAAAAAAATATTTAAAGATGTATACAAAACAGCCTCTAAATATGTAGACGAAACCAAAAAGGCTATTGATAAGGAAACCAAAGCACTTGAAAAGGCTACTCAAGCCAGTAAGGACTTTCAAGCTACATTACAAAAATGAGTAAGAGCTAATAAAAATTCTTTAAAAGAATTAAACAAAGAAATAGATGATTTTAGAGAATGACAAAGACAAGCTAAAAAAGATATAGAAGCCGAAACTTCTGATAGATTAGCAGGTAGGTTTTTAGAAATAGAAAAAGAAAAAGAAGAAATAGCAAAAAGAAAGATAGAACTAGAAGCTCAATTAAATGAATTACAAAACAAATGAGTAGATATAAAACTCGCTAGATCCATTGATATAGAAACCTTAAAAAAACTAAAATGATCTAGTATTAAAGGTATTTCAGCTGATGATCTTTCTAGTGCTATACAAACCTTTGAGGAAATACAAGAACTCTCAAAGAAGCAAATATGATTAGATCAAGAAGGGGAAAGGATAAAGGCAAAGGTTGATAATGCTATTATAAAAAATGCTAGATCTTATTGAGAACTAACCCAAAGTAGAAAGATAGAACTAGAACAAAAAGAAAAAGCAAGAATATTGGAAGAAGAAGCCAGTAAAAAAGAAGAAGAATTTGCTAAAAGGGAACAAACTTTGAGAGAGCGTTTAAATATACAAAGAAAAGCCTTAAAATGAGAACAAGTAAACTTAGATGAGCTAACGGATTTTAACAATCAAGAATACGCTAGAGATCTAAATAACAAGAATACTAAGCTACAACTAGAGATAGAACTTTCAAAAAACAATTTAGACAAGCAAAAAGAATTGTACGAGAATTATATAAATGCTAAATCAGAATTAGATAATAAATATTTAGAAGAATTTAAGGAAAAGATAAAATTTCAACAAGATCTAGTAGAAAGTTTAGGTACTAAGTTACAAAAGCTATGAGCTAAAACAAGGGAACAAGCACTAAAATCATGACAAGGTTCTATATCTAATTTCAATAATAGTACAAAAAATGTTTCATTAAATAACAATATCAATAATATAGCTGATATGGAAGGTTTTAATAGATCTATTACTAATATTATATAATGAGAACACAAAATTGGAGCTACAATTGAACGTATTTATCTAGTGATAGTGTTACTGTTCAGCTCACAGCCACAACTGTTGTATATAACGCAACACTAAAAAGCAACGTTTCAGATAGGGTTAACTACCATTGATCTTATATTGGAAATACTGTAGCTTCTTGAAGATTATTTACATTTAATTGAAGTATATTTTGAGATACTCAAGCAGAAAGACAAACGGCGTATATCGAATTATCTAATCTAATAAAGCCAGAAGGTACACCAACTTTAGACAATAGATGATTTTATGAGTTACTTTGGACAGATGAAGGTGGTAGAGATGTTAGATGTATGGCTAAGGTTTATACTCCTTTACAAGTAGATACCAGATCAGATGATGTAATAGATTTTAAGTTTGAATTATATTCAGAAGAATCAAGTTATTCATGACAAGCTCTATTATATTCTAATGGATTACAAGGCTATTTTTGATGAACAACTTTAGGTACTAGATTAGGCACTATTCTAAATGATTTAATATGAGAGATAGAAATAACTAATTCTTGAAATTTTAAAAGTCCTTGTTTAATAAATGTAGTTGGTTCTATTACTAATCCTAAAGTATTAAATACTGTTAATTGAAGATTCTTTTGAGTAACTAAAACTACCACAAATCTAATAATAGATAACAGAGAAAGACCTTTTATAGTAACTGATGAATGAATAAATGTAATGTCTTATAGGACTAGTTGAAGTAATTTTGTATACTTAGATCCTTGAGCAAATACTTTAGTACTTTTATGAGATGATTATGACTCATCTTGAACAGTTACTATAGATATTTTATATAGATATCAATACTTCTAATGAGTGAATTTATAGTAAAGGTATATTGATGACATTTTAATTCTTCTTGTATATTTCAAAGTTCCGAAATAAGTTTTGCAGAAATACAGAAGGATTTAGTAAATTTCTCTGTTTTAACAGTCGATATACCTTATAGCAAATATGTTAATGATAATCGGCAAGAAACAGCGAGTTGATGAGCAAGTGCCTTATTTGATAGCACTAAGATTTACTTAGATAATTCTAGTGTCTATTCTAATACAATTTTAGCCAATAATGATACACTATATTATAATAATGACAATTCTTATTATAACTGATATCTAAGTTGATATAGTGATCCAGATTCTTTTATTAGATGGAGTACTAGTTCTTTTACTTCTACTGAAACTTATAATTTTGGCTCTATAAACTATGAGAATTACTCTTGATTAAAGGAATACAGGAGGATCGAATTAGTTGAAACAGAAGAATGAGAAGATACTATATTGTTCAGTTGATATATCCACGAATTAATACCTAACCAGAACGCAATAAGAATTATAGGTCGTTGCTATAAGGCTTATTTTAAGAGAAAAACCACAATCACACTTAATTATTCCAGTACTGCGATAGAAACAATCGCTAATAATATATTAGCTACCATCAATTCTTGAACATCTTCTTTATGAGATTTTCTTGAATCTTGGAGTTTAGAAATAGGTAGTTTAGGAGCAAACACCACTGATTTACAAAGTGAACCTTGAGACTCGGTTTATTGAGTTTTTGAGGAGTTGTTTTGATGAATTTCTTATTATTGGAAAGTTAATAATAATTGAGTTTTAGTTGCCGATGAAATACTATGACTTGACAAAACAAGCGGAACTAATTATATTGAATTAGTATATAATCAAAAAGCTCCTGAAAGTAATAATATTATCGATATATCTAATAATAACTTTTGATCTATTACTAATTATGTTTTTTGAAAAGATGATTACTATACCGATATATCACAAGATACAGCTTCTCAATTAGAATATTGATTATTACAAGAAGGTAAAAGATTTAGAACCACTTGATTACAAGCGAACACAGATGCTTATATAGATATATATAAAAATCCACAAAAAACTATAAATCTAAAATTAGACTATACAGATCCTAATATACAAAATATAGATATTTGAGATAAAGTGGCTTTGAGAATAGAAGAAGTTAATGATTATCTAAATACTGAAACAGAAACATTTGTATTAAAGCAAAAAATTACTATAGAAGACCAACAAAAAATTATAAACGATATAGAGATAGCAGAAACAGTCGTAAAAAGAGTAGATACACAAAATATAATATCGGATGCTTTGGATAGAATTAAGAAATTAGAATTTTAATTAAACTATGAGTACAATAAAATACTTAGACCTTTGAACCTGACCAGATACCAATACTTGAGATCCATTAAGAGATTGATGACAAAAAATTAATGATAACTTTGAAGCTATCAATGATGACAAAATGGAAAAGTTAGTATATGATCCATGAAATAAATCTGTTGACTGTTTCAATATGGATAATATGGATAATTGAGTTAGTTATGTAAAAACAGCTAATAATTATACTGATACAGATAAAAACCTAGTGGATACCATAGATAATAAGGCAAATAAAATAAGTGGTGGTATTTCGTGAAATTTGGTATCTATTTGAAGTGGTGGAGATATTCAGGACTCTTTATACTCTATTAATGATTCAGGCAGTTCAAACATTCAATTATTAAGTTCTAATGAAATAGACTCGAGGATATCTGCTAGTGCAGGTTGAGAAGATAATACAGCTAGTAATGTATGAACTTGAGATTGAGAGGTTTTTAAACAAAAAACTTGAGTGGATCTTGAACTAAAAACAATTAAAGCTTGAAGTAATATTACTATCACTAATAATGCAAGTGATATTGAAATATCTGCGACTTGATCTGTATGAGAAAGCAATACAGCTAGTAATATATGAACTTGAGATTGAGAAGTTTTTAAACAAAAAACTTGAATTGATCTTGAACTAAAAACAATAAAAGCTTGAAGTAATATTACTATCACTAATAATGCAAGTGATATTGAAATTTCTACTACTTGAGCATGAGATATTCTTTGACCTACTACAAACGCCAATAACGATATAGCAGTATTTGATTGAGTTAATTCTAAAACTATACAAGCAGTTACCCCTAATACAGCTTTTAATAAAAACTTCTGAACTAGTTCCTGAACTATCTGTCAATGAAATGATTCCAGATTATCAGATTCTAGAACTCCTACTACTCATAGTAGCTCTCATATAGATTGATGAACTGATGAAATAGATTGAGATAAATTAAATATAACTTGGTCTCCAACAAATTATACACCAGCTTCTACTCCGACAGAGGTAGATTGAACCGACCAATTAACATCTCATTTATATTGAATAGATCAAAGACTAGGCAGTTCCGCTTCTCGTTGGAGTTCTACTGGATCTGTTTCAAGAACTTATCACTCTACCAGTTATACTTCATCTGCTATACCTCTAGCTAGTTATGTACCTACTAGGGTTTCAATTTATTGAGATGGTATAACAGAACTAAGACTTTCTTTTGCTTCTTGAGGAACTGACAGCACAGACCACGATTATAAACTAGAAAGATTATCTGATAGGGATATAACTTATGGTGCTTCTCAAACATATACTAAATTATTTACCCAATGATGAAGTTTATGGGACGTATTAATAGAGATAGAAGTGATGAAAATAGATGCTAACCATGCCTTTGTTAGTTTTGTACATGGTGTTGCTAAAAATACATTCGCTTATATATTACATTATGCAAATTTTTGAGCTTCTGTATCTAGTGAGTTTTATATTCATTGGATAAGTGATTGATATCATAAATATACTCGGTGGCAATAATAAATAATTATAAAAATATCTTATGACTACAATTACACCTTTAGATTTTGGAAGTTGACCTAATACTGCAAGTTGAGATACAGTATATGAGGGATGACAAAAAATAAATACAAATCTCGATAATCTAAATAATGATAAAATGGAGCAATCTACCTATGATCCATCTTCTAAAGAGGTAGATGTTTATAATATGGATAATATGGACGATGGTACAACTTACGTAAAAACTACTAACGACTATACTACATCTGATAAAAATGCCATAGCTTCTATATCTGACAAAATGGATAAATCAGTCTATGATCCTACCAGTAAAAATGTATCTGCTTTTGATATGGATAATATGACAAATTGATCTACTTACGTAAAAACAGAAAATAATTATACAGACTCAGAAAAAAGCAGTGTAGCGACAATTTCATGAAAAATGACTAAAACTACTTACGATACTGCAAATAAACAGGTAGACGTTTATGATATGGATAATATGGAAAATTGATCTACTTATGTAAAAACTACTAACGATTATACTACTAGTGATAAAAATTTAGTTGCTACAATAGGGGGGAAAATGGATAAATCAGTCTATGATCCTACGAGTAAAAATGTATCTGCTTTTGATATGGATAATATGGACGATGGTACAACTTACGTAAAAACCACTAATGACTATACTACTAGTGATAAAAATCTAGTTGCTACAATTGCAGATAAAGCGAATATAATAACATGATGAACTAACTGAAATTTTGTAACTAGAGATGCTTGATGAGATATACAAGACTCTTGAATAGCTTTGAATGACTCTGGGACATGAACTACTGACTTATTAAGTGCCGATGAAATAGATGATAGGATTTCAGCTTGAGGTGGTAGTTGAGAAGTTAATACTGCTAGTAATGTATGAACTTGAGATTGAGAGGTTTTTAAGCAAAAAACTTGAATTGATCTTGAATTAAAAACCATCAAAGCTTGAACTAATATTACGGTTACTAATAATGCAAGTGATATTGAAATATCAGCTGCTAGTTCTGTATGAGAAGCTAATACTGGTTCAAATGTAGGTACTGGCGATTGAGAAGTTTTTAAGCAAAAGGCTTGAATTGATTTTGAATATAAAACTATCAAGGCTTGAAGTAATATTACGGTTACTAATAATGCAAGTGATATTGAGATAGCAACCACTTGATTGACTAGTTGAGAAGTAAATACTGCTAGTAATGTATGAACTTGAGATTGAGATGTGTTCAAACAAAAAACTTGAACTGATTTAGAATTAAAAACTATCAAAGCTTGAAGTAATATTACGGTTACTAATAATGCAAGTGATATTGAGATAGATTATTCTTGAGTCAATATGTGGACTAATAGTGGTAGTATAGCTGCCACTTATGGGACTGATTACGTTAGTAGTGCCATTCCTATAGGCTATGCAGAACATTCAAGAACTAGGGTAAGATTGTATGGTAGTATTTATTGAACAAGGAGTGTAACATTATCAATAAGTTCTGATTGGACAGATTGAACAATACATGAACGGCATAGAGATAAAGCTAATGATTGTACAGCAACTAGTACGGTATCCTCTGCAACAAATACGCAACTAGTAAAAGTAAATTGATTAAATGGTAATTTATATAATTTTTATTTAGATTTTGATGTTATTCGCACTTACAATACAGATCTATTAATTAGTAGAGTATATGCAACACCTAATCTTGATAGAACAATTGATTTAGAGATAATAAAGTATGGTTTCATCTCTATTGGAGGACAAACTAATTTTTATATAAAATGGGAAAATACGGGTTATCATAAGTTAGAGCGGTATCAATCTTAATAAAACTAATTAACAAATATGACAGAAATAATATGACTACTAAACGGAACGAATATTAATCAAGATAAACATTTTAGTTTTCCCTGAAGTTCCGTAATAAAAGAATGAGTAATAACTTGATTAGAAGTTACGACAAACTCTGTATCAGCTTGAAAAGCTATAATAGAAGTCACTAGAACTAATACTAGTCCAGAAGAAAGTTTTTTAGTAACCTATGAAAATACTTCATCTGTCACTATCGATACCTCTTGAACTAAGAAAGTGTTTATAAAAGTTACTCAAGCTAATATAAATGATGGATCTTGAAATAATGCAGATTGAACTTGAATAGGGACTATACAAACAGATACAAGTTACCCTAGCAGTAACTATATACCACTTGCTAGTATTAGTTCTTGATCTATTACAGATGAAAGGGAATTTGTAAAAATTAAATGAGATATAGATATAGCGACTGATTCAACCTCTTCTCATACAATTTGAACAGCTTGACAAACTGACTTTATAGGAAATTCTTTTACTTGAGATTGAAGTTGATTAACATCTGTTTCTTCTACCCCTGCATTATTTTGAGATGGTAGTGATGGAGTCTTAAATATAACTTCTTGAACGACTAATCTAAGTTTGGATACTGATTATAATTATTCATCTATTAATATATCTGCAGGTGCGGTTTTATCTACTACTGACACTACTGGAGTTTTAAGATTAAAATGTTCTTGAACTTGTACTATTGATTGAGATATAGATTTAACAGGTGCTTATTTAGATAAAAGCTACATCACTTCTAATCTACTCTGAATAGAAGCTAGTTGTAATAATGTAGGAACTTGAGGTAATTGATGATGAAATTCCACTTGATGAACTGGTAGCACCTATTGATATTGATGATGAGGTAGTGGAGCAGGTACTTGAATAGCGGATTGATGAAGATGATGAAACGCTTGAACTATCAATATTTCTCAAGGTGGGGATTGAGGTACTGTTCAAGATATAACCAACGGTGCTTCTTGATTATTTAGGTGTTGAATGCCATGAATATTCTGATGAGGTTGAGGTGGTGGTGCTACTAGAACCGCTACATGAGACTCGGCTAATTGAGGATCTTGATGACTTTTGGGTGCTAATTGAACTAATTGATCCTATGTCGATACTTGAGTAGCTTGATGATGAGGTGGTTGATGATGAGTACCTTGAAGAGCATGAGCTGGGATTGTTATATTAGCAAATACTTTCGCTTGAACTGGAAACTTAACTACCGTTTGAGAAGACTGATGAGATGGTGGTGATTGATGAACTGGTGCTAATTGAGGGGCTTCTTGATGATGAGGTGGTTGATGATGAGGTGGAAGTTGAGGAGCAATTATATTAGTTGGTTATACTAATAATTTTTCTTGAACTTTAACTAGTACTTGAGGAAGTTGATGAACTTGATGATGAGGTGGAACTCCAGTATCTACCAATGGAGCTTCTTGAACAGATTGAGAAAAAATTAATTTAAAATATTCAGATATATCAGCTTAATTTTATGCCCTTGACATATTAAATACTATCGGTATATATAGTATCGATAGTATTTTTTTAGTTTTAAAAATGAAGTTTTTTCCTGGTTATATACATACTGTAGTTTTATTTTATGGCATTGTAATATTAATTTATACCAGAATGTCTTTAAGGACTGTTTCTAATATAAAAAATAAAGATGAATTTTTGCATGATTTTATAATATTATTAGAATTTTGTTCATTTTTATTAGTAGGGTTTTTGTTTACGTCTAGTTTGTATGTGGGTTTAGAGTACTTTCGGATTAAAGATAATATGTCCAATATAGTATGACCTATAGACAAAGGACGGTTAATACAAGATACAATGGAATGATATTTAATAATTTGTTGAATCTATATGATTATGAAAAGAATAAAAATAAATTTAAAAAATTTTATGAATTATGAATAGAGATGTTAAAGAGCATATAAGATGCTATAAGGAACGTGAAATAGCTGTTTTAGAAGCTAACCAAATTAATGTGGCACAAGAAATAAAGGAATTAAAAGAAAACCACAGAATAGAATTTGATAAACTAAATCAAAAGATTGATATGTTTATGGATAAATTCGTAACGAAAGAGCAAATATGACAAATAGAATGACGTTTGCGTGATAGAATCCTAAAAACAGAGAAGGTTATATCAAGGGTTGCTTGGATAATAGTTACTGCTGTAATGAGTGGACTTTTAATTTTGATTATAAAATAATTTTTAATATTATATTATGAAAGGAGTAATGTATTCAGTTACGAAACTGTCTTTACTTTTATTGGTTTTGTGATTGTTGGTGTTTACCTTTACAGGAGTCGTTAAGGGTAGTGAATTCGTATCTATAGTAAATATAGTAATAGCTTTCTACTATTGAAATAAAATAGGGACTCAAGATAGTTTAATATCTAATAAAAAAGAATGAGAAGCATTAAATACGTAGTTATCCATCACGCCGCAGTCGTTCAAGATAACGCAGATCTGTTATTAAAATCTTGTAATGTATCTCATCGAAAACGACTACATGAAAAAGCTAATGTTTTGGGAAACTACTGTGCTTACCATTATATAATATGAAGAAACTGAAAAATACTACATACAAGAAGCCTAAATGAAATAGGTTATCATGCTAGTAATCGGAGGATCAATACTGAATCAGTTTGAATTTGTCTTTGTGGTAACCTAGATATACAAGAACCTTCACAAGAGCAATTACAGTCCTTAAAAGGGATTTGTTTAGAGTTACAAAAGCAGTTTTGAAAATTAATAATAGAATGACATAATAAATTTGCTAGTTATAAGAGTTGTCCTTGAAAGAACTTTAATGTAGAGGACTTTAAAATATATCTTAATAAAAAAGAGATGGTAAAAAAATGAAGTGATAAATTGGCGTTTGATCTAGGATTACGGAATTGAGAAAGAGCAGATGAACCAATTTCAAGAAAAGAAGTTGCTATAATGATGGGAAGATTGGTTAAATTATTAAATAAACAAGGGACTAAGTTAGAAAAATAAATATTTGCTTTTGTAAAAAATATAGGTTATACTTTATAAGTCTTTTATAAAATAACCTATATTTTTTTATGGAAAAAAAGAAATTTCTAATTGAGTTTAGAAAAGCCTTAGAGGATATGTATAAAACAGTTTCTTGAAAGTCTCATGACTATTCTTGAAGTAAAGATGTCTTTGGTAACTTTAAATTATCTGAAAAACTAGGGATCTGTAAAACTGAGAAATGAATCTTGGTAAGGTTATTAGATAAGGTTTCTAGGATCAGTAATCTTATTAATAAAAATCCTGAAATAAAAAATGAAAAGGTAGGGGATACATTAAAAGACCTAGCTTGTTATTCTATTATTTTATTTACTTATCTAAACAAGGATGAATAGTAAAGAAGCACCTAAAAGGCAAAGATGCGAGGTTTACTCTAGGGTAATGTGATATTATAGACCAGTTGATTATTATAACGAATGAAAAAAATCTGAATTCTATTCTAGAAAGAATTACAAAATAAAAAAGGAAGACTTGGAATAGTCTCCTTTTTTTATATTTCTATATATTCAAGAAACGATTGCTCTCCATTTAACATATCAAAAGGGTTAGGTAAATAAAAATCTTGATTATCTCCAAAGACCTCTAATTGCCTTAGGGTTCATACTAATAACCTAGCAAATCAGACCATATCTTTTTGATTATATTTATATTTTACAGTTCTCAATTGAGGAGATCCGTCTCTGTTTTTAGACTTCTTTATTTCATCGAAATACATATATTTAGGTGCTTGTTTGTATTCTGTTACGTATAGTAAATAGTACATATTAGCCTGTATCATATATCAAGGTGAGATTTTATTTGAAAATCTAGATACTGTTTTATGATCTACTAAAATTATTTCATCTCATTCCTTAACTACTAGATCCACGAAACCCTTAAAAGGTATAGTTATACCCTTGGGGGTATTTTTTAATAGCAATTCTATACCTAATATCTCTTTATAGTCTGGAAGCTCTGATTGATAAAAAGTTAATAGTTTTTTTACACTAGCAACAACCCTATCTATCCGTTTTTCATCTTTTTTATCTATATTGTTTTCTCTTTCTTCTTCTATTGCGTTTGCTATAGACAAAATTTGTTCTTCTTCCATATCAAAAAAAGCACTATCCCTTTTTTCTTGGTTATAAAACATCTCTAATATACTATGATAAACAGTTCAAGTAAACATAGCTTCAGAGGTTTTAAAGTTTTTCACGCCTTTTATATAAGCTTTATAGAACTCGAATCTATTATTTAAAAACAATCTAAAAGAACTAGGGCTTAAATGTTCTATAGGGTATTTATTTGTATTTGTGTTCATAATTTGGTTTTAAAGTATATTTTTAGGCTGTTTTAGACCTAGTAAGTTTTCTAGGGATTGATATATCCTATTTTGGAATTCTATAGTCCCTATGACGTTATTAATGTATGTTTTTCTAATATGTGATGGAAGTTTACACGCCAAACTTATAACTTCCTTTTTTAGCTCTTGCTCGTAATCTGTTCTTCTTAAAACTCTTATGAGATTTGTAATTGAGTCAACCTGTTCCATGTTAATAAGTTAAAAAATAAATACCTCGAAAGGTATTTAAATTATAACATATATTTTTTTTATCTACAAGACTTTCTATAAATCTTTGTCTAAATATAGCTTTGAAGCAGTTGGTAAAGTTTGGTTTTGGTATTTACTTCCCTCCCTATCCCCATAAGGAACTTCTGATGGCTTATCTAATAAAGAAAATACTATTTGGCAAATTCTCATTCAAGCAAATATCTTAACTGGTCTACATCAAATATTGCTAATCTCTAAAGTAATATTTCATTTAAATCAAGCATCTATAAATCAAGCAGTTGCATGAATTTGAACCCCTAGTCTTCATAAAGAAGATCTTCCCTCACACTTAGCACATAAAAAGTCAGGTATTCGTATTTTTTCTATTGTAGAAGCCAATATAAACCTTCAAGGCTTTAATATAAATCCCTTATTTTCTATATAGGCAGTTTTCGTCGTATAGTCTCCCTTTTCTCTAGTATCTATTACATAGTTATCTACCTTGTATATTTTTATAATATCCATTAGTCTTAAATCTAAGCTACACGGTCAGATTTGTGTTTTAAAATCTATATCAAATTTTGGGGAAGATAATCAAATTTCTTTATTGATTATCAGGCTTTTTATGGTTCTATCACTTAATATCATGCTTTTTTGTTAATAAATAAATTTCAATCAACTAAGACAGAGCTAATATCTAAATTATCAGACAAAGCTCTTCTAAATTTTTTTTTATCACCTGCCATAGCATTTAATACGTTTTTCTTTGTTTTTTTAAACAATGTTTCTAAGGTTACAAAATCTCATTCATTTTCTTCTGGCAACTGTAAAGTTACTTCTCCTATATTTACAAAGGCGATATAATCCTCATAAGGTTCTATAATAGAATCGGTAAACTCTAAAACTCAATTCATTTCATAATTATTAAAGTATAAAAAAATATCAAACCTACTAAGCTAAATGGTAATATAGACATATTACCATAAAGTATTATTAGAATTCAAATAAAAATTATAGAAGTTATTGATTTATCTATTTTACATTCATAGACAAATAACGATGCTAGGGAAGAGAAAAGCAAGGTTATCATTTCGAAATCATTCATTTTTGTTTTTGGTTATTGTAATAAAGATATTTAAAGTTCTTTTTGTGTATCTCTCTTAGCTTTATTGCTTTTTTTGCATAGCGAGAGCTACCGTTATATCTATTAAAAAATAATTTAGCTAATTCTTTCGTGTTTTTTTTAGGGTATTTCTTTTTTAAGTTTCTATACCAATTTAGGGCAAATTTTAATTGCTCCTTAAAAAGCTCTATTTTCTTTCATTTCTTTATTTTAACTAGACATCTTTTATATAAGTCTTTATGGACAACATTAATTTGGAAAGGTCAACAATCTTTAGTTTTAGACATACAAAATCAATCTTCACGTCCACATTCCATATTCAAAATAGTAAGCATATTAGACACTTCCAACCGATCTTGTGTCTCTCTTATTATAAAAGCCCTTTGTATATCATGAGGCTCTCTATAAGATCATTGGCTATCCTGTAAAGGGAATAATGATATTATCAATACAGCTATCAGTATTCAAATCAACATCAAAATTGTTTTCATATTAATTTCATAAAAGAATAATTTTAGATTCAACCCCTCTTTTTTTGGTTTGAATATCGTTGACTCTTCTCTTGCTATCATCTATGATTAAGTTTAATTCCTTTTTCTTCTCTCTAATTTTTTTCTGTAGTTCTATTTCCTTAATTATCTCATCATCAAGCGTGTTTAATTCCTGCTTTAAAATGTCAAATTTTATACCTGCTCAAGATCATTCTTCTAAGTCCATAGCAGAACTTTTGGAGCTTTCACTTGGTTTCTGTATTATTAGTAACAATAGAAGTACTGCGAATACTCCTATTCAACTAATAATTTCTAATCTCTTCTTATGGGTATCAAAAAAAGAATTAGTTTGTTCGGTATTATCAAGAGATTCCTCTTGATCTTGAATATCTTCATGGCTTTCCTCTGTTGGGGACAGATCCAAACCACATTTGCTCAAATCTTGGATATCTTTTAGTTCCTCGACAAAACCTTGTATTTGGGCTTCTCTATCAAGCCAACGCTTGTCAACATTGACAACCCTAGAGTCTTTAAATTGTCAATTTTTGTCTCGCTTGACTAGTTTTATTGGTATCTTAATTTCATCATTCATAATTTTATATTAGTTATTAAAAGCACTCCCCTACTAAGTTCTAAAAAGTACTATTTTCGTAAAGTCAACCGTGGTGAACCGTGGATAAATAAGGTTTTTGCTATCCAGGGGACTCGATAGGGGAGTGGTCTATTTCGAGTTACACCAATGGTAATTTTTACAATTCCTACAATTCTTATTACAGTTCTTCTTAATAAAATAACTTAAAAAAATAAACTTAATGTAGTTCCAAAAATATTGTAAACGCTCCTTAATTCAAAAGTCATATTCGATTATATCAACTCAATAAGGATGTCTCATATTAATATAAACGATCACTACCTTCTTACCTCAAGAGCAATTAAAGTATTTCAACATCTGATCGTAATACTTAGCTTTTACTTCTTCTATAGTGTACGACCTAGTGGCTTTTACATCTATTACAGTATCCTTTAGCTCTATATCAGTAATCGCATACTTCTTACCTGCTTTATTGATATACTCTTTTTGTCTGTCTATGTTTTTATATCTTTTCCAAAACAGTCCTCTTGTCAACAATTTGTCGAACTGTTTATTATTGACAACCTGTTTTATTAATGTCTCGTACTCGTCTTTTGGGTTGTCGACATCTAGTTTACCCTCTAAGACATCACAAAGCATTTGCTCTATCTTCTTACCTGCTATCTGAGGCTCTGATGTATACAAAGGTTCTCTATCTTGGAAATCTGGAGTAAATATCTTATCTATCCCTTCAGATCCCCTTAAAAACTTTATCAGTCCATTCCTAGAAGTCACAAAGTCGACAAGACTCTTTATGTAAAAACTCCTACCTTTCTTCTTTATATTTTTAATCCATTTAAGGTATTTAGTGATTCAAGTAGACAAAGCTTTGTCTGTAAAAGGTCTAATAACTTGTCTAGTTTCTTCTATTTGTTTTTCATTTGCTAAGTCTATTATATTGTCTATCTCTCCCATACCTTTAAGCCTACTGTTCCGTAAATTAAATATTCATTCTAAACTATTAGGTATAAATATGTTATTTTGGTACTTCTCTTCGATCTCTTTGAAGAAAAACTTTATATTACTTTCTAGTTCTTCTTTACTTTCTTTATCCATATCTACTTGGTTAATTGGTATTTTATTTTGGTTTTCTGTTGCTTCTTTCGGTATTCTGATTTCTTCTTCTTCTTTTTTAGGTTCCTCATTGTCAATTAATAATGGTTTGACAGTGTTTTGATTGTCTTCTATAGGTTTTTGTTTGCTTTTTTGCCATTGTTTTTTTAACTTCTCTATTTCTAATGGGGGGATTAGGGTACAAGAACCTCAAGAATTAGAAATGACATTTTGTATAACTCCTTTTATTTCTCATGATTTTATTCTACTATAAATATACGTTATACCACAACCTATTTCTTTACTAACTTCTTTTAAAGTTAAATAATTAGTATAGTCCTTTTGAATTTTTACGGTCTTTCTAAGTTTTTCTACTTCTGATTTGGGAATTAGTGTGCAAGACTTTCAATTATTAGAAATGACATTTTGTATAACTCCTTTTATTTCTCATGATTTTATTCTACTATAAATATACGTTGTACCACAACCTATTTCTTTACTAACTTCTTTTGTAATTAAATAATTAGTATAGTCCTTTTGAGTTTTTACGGTCTTTCTAAGTTTTTCTACTTCTGATTTGGGAATTAGTGTGCAAGACTTTCAATTATTAGAAATGACATTTTTTATAACTCCTTTTATTTCTCATGATTTTATTCTCTCAGAAATAGCATCTATACTACAACCTAATTCTTTACTAACTTCTTTTAAAGTTAAATAATTAGTATAGTCCTTTTGAAATTTTAAAGTTTTTTTAAATTCTAAAACAGAACTTTTTAAGGGTCTTCTACAACTACCTACCTTTTTTGTTTTGATTTTTTTATTTTTAATTACTTCAAACATATAGGTACATGAAACTCAACAAAGATCCCCGGCTTCTTGCAGTGTCAAAGTAACTTCCGTGTCTTCTAGTAATCCCTTTCATTTATTATAAGATTGGTTGTAAAAGCTTTTAATACTATCTTGATTGTCTCTTGTGTGGTCTGTTTTATTTTTTTGCCATTGTTTTTTAAGGTTCTCTACTTCTGATTTGGGGATTAGGGTACAAGAACCTCAAGTATCAAAAATTACATTTTTTATAGCTCCTTTTATTTCTCATGATTTTATTCTATTACCAATAGTCCAGCCACTACAACCTAATTCTTCACCAACCTCTATTTGAGTTAAATAATCAGGGTAATCTTTTTGAAATTTTAAGGTCTTTTTAAGTTTATCTACTTCTGATAGGGGGATTAGAACACAAGAACCTCAAGTATCACGAATTACATTTTTTATAGCTCCTTTTATTTCTCATGATTTTATTCGCCTATTTATAGTTCACCCACTACAACCTAATTCTTTGCTAACTTCTTTTAAAGTTAAATAATTAGTATAGTCCTTTTGAAATTTTAAGGTTTTTTTTAGCTTATCTACTTCTGATTTTGGGATTAGGGTACAAGAACCCCAAGTATCAAAAATTACATTTTTTATAGCTCCTTTTATTTCTCATGATTTTATTCTAGTTTTTATAGCCCTGTCACTACAACCTAATTCTTTACTAGCCTCTGTTATAGTTAAATAATCAGGGTAATCTTTTTGAAATTTTAAGGTCTTTTTAAGTTTATCTACTTCTGATAGGGGGATTAGGGTACAAGAACCTCAAGTATCACGAATTGCATTTTTTATAGCTCCTTTTATTTCTCATGATTTTATTCGACTATTTATAGAATTGTCACTAAAACCTAATTCTTTACTAGCCTCTGTTAGAGTTAAATAACCAGGGTAATCTTTTTTAAATTTTAAAGTTTTTTTAAATTCTAAAACAGAACTCCTTAAGGGTTTTACACATTTACCTACCTTTTTTGTTTTTATTTTTTTATCTTTAATCGCTCTCGAAATTAAAGTCGTTGAAACTCGACAAAGTTCCGCTGCCTCCGCTTGGGTTATTGTCTCCTCTCAATCTTCTAGTAATTCTTTTCATTTATTATAAGATTGTTTGTAAAAGCTTTTAATACTATCTAATCGTTCTTTAGGTGTTAATTTATCAAAATCTTTAATTTTTTTTATATATTTAATTGCTGTTTCTAGCTTCACAATATCCTCTGGATATATTAATACCTCATATACTACGTCCTGTTTTCGTAAGAAATATCATTTAATTGTTTTGTTTATAATATTATCTTTTAATAATACATTAATTTCTGGCTTTGTTAATGTAAGATGTCTGGATGCTTCGGAGATATTAAAATAATCATAATATTGGCTTCTACGATATATTTTGCCTGATAATCTTAATACACTCTCTTTTCATATTAATCATGTTTCATGATATTTTAAAAACTTATGATTTATTAGAAGTAAAACTTCATCAATAGATATATCTAGAAACTTTTGTGTTTCTTCGTATGTCATATAGGAGGAAAAATTGGTCTCATTATCTATTCAATTTAAATCCTCTGTTATTAGTTGACAAACTTCTTGTATCGCCGAGGGTAACAACATAACCTTCTGACTAACGAACTTTTTAGTAATTTTACCTTCTCTACACCACTTTATAATTTGTTTAGTGGTAGCTCATGTAGTTTCCGAAACCTCCCCAATTGTTAAGAGGTCTCTTTCGTTTTGTATCTGTTTTTTAGATTTTATTTTATTTTCCATAATAGTTTTTATTTTTTAAAAAGGCACATCCGCCATATCTAATTCTGGTTCTTTTTCTGGTATAGGCTTCTTTTCTAGCTTTATAAACTTAGGTACAAAATAATGGTATTGTCAGTTCACCTCCTCAATTTTAACTTCACATTCATATCAAATTGCTTCTTCTATTCAGTCGTTTAATTTAAAGTCTTTGTAGAATTGTCTAGCACCTGTTCCCTTGATCCTAAAAGAACATTCAACTCAATCTACTAAAGCATCTATACAAAGAAATATTTCGAATCCTGTACCTTTTATTCTTTCACTCGCTTCTGATCATTCACAAACCATCAACTCTATTCATTCTTTATCTTTTACTATAAACTTTTCTGCGAAACTACTAACGATATTACTCCATCAGAAACGACTAGGACTAGTACCGCCAAAGGGTTTAGTAAATCCCTTTATTTGAAAACCTAGTCAAGTTATATGTATTTTATCGAAGTTAAATTCTTCGTTTGTTTTCTCATCGAAGTTATAAAAGTCAAACTTACCTGTTTTTCATGAGAAATTTATAAATTTAGTTTTTTCCATTTTTTAAATATTATTTATTAAAATCAATAAGGTTATTAGCCTTTTCCTTAGGTGAGTGAGTCAAATACGTATCATCCCAACATTTTTATATTTACTAAGGTCTTTGCCTAGTAATTCATCTATCTTACTAAGCCTCTCAATTATCCTGATCCTCATTATCATATTTAGTTATATTAGCTTCTACATAAGGTTTTTGCTCTCTATCTAGAATTCATCAAAATTCAATAGAAACCTTTTTAACTATTTGCCAGTTATCCTCTTCTATTATCTCTTTATCTACCAACCAATCTAAAAAGAATTTATCAATAACTGATATAGTATTCATAATATCCCTTCTTCTTTTATTGTTATAAAATACCTTATAGGTTACTTCTACTGGTCAATCTATCCTTACTAGTTCATCTTTTGATATTTGCTCCTCTAATAAATTACAATAGTTTTTCTTAACTTGATTAAGAATCCTAAAGTAAGCATTTCTATACCAATTTAAGGATAGATTTATTCTTTTTTTCTTACTTATTTGTATCTCTATAGGTAATTTCATTGTTTTCTTTAAAGATTTAATTTTTAAATTGTTTTTGGTTTTTCAATAACTGGAAAACCTGATCCTTTACCTTCCAGTAATTTCAGGTTATTAAAAATCTTTTATCTCACATTTTTAAGTTCATAGCTAAACTTCCTGGTCAATCTCAAATTACATCAGTTCAAGGATATGCTTCTTGTATAGTTCTAAAAAAATCATCTGCTTTTTTGTGGTCTATATACAAAGAGTATATATCTTTATAATTAATCATTTTGTTCTTTTAAATAAGGTAAAAATTCTTTAAAATCTCTACCATTCCTAACCAATAACCTATAAACCTCATCTTTTACTGCCTCCTCTGTTCATCTTATTTGATAACATCCTTGATCTGGTCACTTTAATCGTAACTGTAGTTCATGATGGTTAGCATATATTCTTACACTACTTCATGGGTAAGTTTGTTGTAAATACTTACCATAAAAACCTATATTTAAACTCATATTTTTTCTTTGTTAGAATTTAAAATATTTATAATACTTTCGGCAAATTCCTTATTGCTTGCCAAAGCCTCTCTATAGCTTTTTCTAGCCTCTTCTAATTTTGCTTTAGTCTTCTCTAGTTCCTTTTTCAAATCCTTAACCTCTTTTTTTGTTTGATAGAAAAGATTGAAATATTTCCTATAAAACACAAAATCTTTTTTCATACTTACTTAGTTAAAATAATAAAAAAACTCTAATTGAGTAAGTATATTATCTCATACTTTTATAATTAGAGCAAATTTTTTAATGAAAAAACATTAAAAAAATACTAAAGTGACTAATACCTTGTTTATTCCTAAAATACTATAGAGTCTATTTTATCATCTATAGAAACCCTGTTAGTCTCATCTGGGGATAGTAAATTAAAGTCTTCTCAATTCATATATTCCTTAGTTTTTAAGTTAAAATGAGTCTCAAAAACTGCGGGTACTGGCACACCTGTTCTGTTCTTAGCAACTATTATTTCAGTTCATCGATAATATTTTCAATCTTCTAAATTATTGACTAGTTCAGATGAATCACAAGGGTTAAGTAAAATTACAGTATTAGCGTTTTTTTCTATATTTGAGCTTCAATGAAGGTCTGATATCTTAGGTCTTCATGATAAGTTCCTTGATAGATGTGATATTAACACCACTGGTACTCTTAAAATTTCTGTTGCCATCTTAACCATCTTCATAATTCCTGTAATACCTCTAGCCTCTGATTCTCAATTATAATCTAGGTAATGCAGATGATCTAAAACTATTAAATCACAATCTTCTACGGATTCAGTAAAAATATCTTCTAACCTTGATTGATTAGGTATTTCTTTTTTTCAATATATCTTTAAGTTATCTCTTAAGGATTGTGGAGTATTTGCTACCACTTCATCTTCTATTGCCTCTATATCCACTAGATTTAATCTAAATTCTTGTGGCTTGATATACTTCATTCAAGCCAACTTCTTATTTATCTCTCATTGAATATATCTATAATAGATTTCTCAAGGGTCTCATTCAAGAGCCAATAGGTTTACTTTAAACCCTCTTTTAGCGTTATGGATAGCAATAGAATTTGCTATCTCTGTTTTTCAAATTCCTGTTCAAGCTCCTACTACTACTAATTCATTTTCTAATATTCATCATAAATAATCATCTAACAAACCTATTCAATACCTTATGATATTATTTATGTTCCTAGACCTTCTTTCAAGTTTAGTTTTCTCGAATAGATCCATTAAACTCATAAAGTTTTTATTCTCTATATTCCTATCTACATTTTTAGATAGGTTATTTAAGTCTTGATTTATATTTTCCATGTTTTTATTTTAGTTTTAAATTTTTGAATTCCTTATCAAACCAATTCAATACCTCTCACCAAGAATAGTCAAATTGATTTCTTATTATATTTGTTGGACTCCATCAACTACTATCAGATCACCAAGCAAAATGCCTAGATCATCAATTTATAATAGCATTAAGGTTTTCAGAGTAAAAGTATCAAGTATATCAACGCTTCTCATTTAAGAAGTTCTTTTTTCAGTCAAACTTAAAATTTGGGAGTATTTTTTCTGCTACTCTCCAAGCTTCTATATTTTCATTTATATATTTAAAATTATCTTTATCTCTATTAGTAATATCTAGCTTCTTATTCTTACCTATATATTCTAACCATGCCTCTTTTCTCCTATTTACATCTTTATTGAACTGACGAAATAATTGAACCTCTGATTTTGCTACTAGTTTTTCTAATAGTGTAGACTTCTTATTTTCTCTAAATTCTATAATTTTAGTTACTGCTAAATTCTTACTATTTACAGTATAAGGTAGTCTGGCGATTCTTCATACATTAGAGCAAGCATAATCTATCTTATAAGCTGGGTTGTTTCAAAGATAGCTTTCTATCTCTTCGTATATTTGCTGTACTCCTAGCTTATATTCAACTGATCTTATCTCTATATCTAACCGTTGTGGTTTTCATACATAATAGATATGTAAACCATTTCAAGAAAACACTATTGCTTGCCGATCTTTGAATTGTTCGAGTTTTTGTAAATATTTTCAAATATCCTTCCCTTCTTCTATAATCTCATTATTTGTACATTCTAAGCCTAAACTTTGCATATTATTTCTAATATCGATATCTATTAAAAAATAGTTTTTAAATAAAATATCATTATCACAAGCTCTTTTGTTTAAATTAGGCTTGACTCACGCTAGAAAATAGATATCTTCCTTGTGAGTATTATTTAAGATTTGCTCTAATGGATCTTTAATAATACTTTTGAGGTTATTAACCTCTAGGTTTTTTCATGAGTTTATATCTTTTCAGATACTGCTAGTTTGCTGTAAGTTCTCTAGTAAACTAGCAGTTTTTTTTAGTTGTTCCTTGAACATAGTCGGTTTTATTAGGGAATAATTGCTCTGCTGTTAGTTTTGTAATAAAAACTCCCTTATCTAACTTAACAGATCTGATATAAATATTGTATCTGGATTTTCAGATGTAAATAAATTCTACAAAATTAGTACTTCCACATTTCTTACATTTATCAACTTCTCAAAATAAATATTTCTTCTTACATTCTATACATTTTGTAAAATCTTCATATGTATTTTTCATTTTTGTTTTTTTATATTATAAACTCATTTAAAGGGTGTTTTTAGAAGACTTAGAAACTCTTAGGTATGATTTATCCTTTTATTCTGATTGCACGTCAATATGGGTCGTTTTTTGTGTCTTGTTTGAATTGTGAGTATTTTTGCTTTGGTTTATCTGTTATGCTTTCTGTGACTTTTAATTTCATTCAGTTTTTTTGTGTTATAAATGCTACAAGTCATCAAATACGAAACCTATCTGGGGATTTCTCTAATTCAGACAAATAAACAACTAAACAATGTTTAAGGTCTTTAAGCGTAAATTTCTCTTTTATTAACAAGGTATATAATCCATCATATACTTTTTTTTGTGTTCAAGGTGCGGATAATCTTACTTTTCATATTCAATATTTTATTTTGGTTCAAGGTATAAACTCATCTGATTTATCGTTCCAGTATTCTATTAATTTAATGCTAACACTTTTTAGTTTTTCTTGCAAAATTTTTCTATCTCATTCTGATAGAGTCCTAAATTTTCTACAAAGCTCTTGAAATTGTTCATCGCTTATGTTTTCTGCTGTAGTGCCTACTGGTAGCAATGACTTTATTTCTTTTCTTTTAACGCAATTTTTCTTTTCTTTGTTCACACGTAAGGGGTTACTTGTAGTCTGTACAGACTGTTGAGCTTCTTCTACGTTTGCTACATCCAGAGAGATGGGGGATTCCTTAGATTCTTTAGAGTTTTTGCTAGGGTTAGAATTAATATTAGCAAGTGTTTTTTCTTCTTCTTTTGAAAGAGAGACCTCTTTTTCTTTTTTATTATTTATTTTGTTATTGTTTATCTTGTTACCTTTGATCTGTAGAGCTATACCCTCATGATCTGTAGAGCTATACCCCCCTAGCTCTGTAGACCTAGTAGTTAGTCTGGTCATTACTTCTTCCTCTGATAGTTCATAATATATTCATGTTGCAAGGTCTGTTACACCCATTAAATAGATCTTTCTACCTTTAATCTTCTTTCATTCGTATACATACTCACACTTGATATATCAAGCTTTCTGTAAACTAGCTATATATTTAGAAACTGTATCTTTGTGTGTTTTTTTTCATCAAGAATAGTCATTTATTAGATCTGCTAAATATTTATTAGTTGCCCGACAATATCAACAAGAACGGCATAGACTATAAATATTGCCATAAAGAAGGCGTTCTTTTGCTTTTAGGTTTTCATCATTTAGTATTACAACTGGTATTACACAGTAACCTTTTATTTTGTTATCAGATTTCATAATTCATTATTAAGGAGTAAAAGGAGCAAACGCCCCTTAAAAATCAAATTTAATAGGTTCTTCATCTTTCCGATATTTATCAATATAAGACCTTAGTTTACCATTATAAATCTTAATTTTTATATTTTTACCAAACCAAATTCTTTTTGTTTTTATTAACCCTGTTTCTACTAGGATTTTTAATCATTTTTTTAAAGTTACTCTTGCCTTGTTTTTTTCGAAATGATAATAATACACCAACATACTTTCCAAATATATTTTTGGCACTTCAATAAAAGGAACATTATTCGTTTCTATTGCTATGTCTAGGCTTTTTAAATAGCAATATATACAAGGTAGCACTTTAGCACCTTCTTTTAGTACATGCTCTAATCCTGTTAACTCTTGAAATGTTGGATTAATCCAACTCCTGTTAAATAAATAATATTTTTTGGATATTACTTCATTAAAGCAATTTTTCTTTTCGTAATACTTTAACATCCTTTCATTTTCCATAATAATCAAAATTAACAAATAAAAAAGTCCTCTGACTAGGCGATAAGTTTTGCAAACAATACCTAGTCAAAAGACTCTAATATTTTAACTTATCTTTAAATTGTTTGCAACTCTATTATAACATTAATTCCTAAAAATTCAAAACTTTTCATTGACTTTTTACGGTTAGGATCTTAAAAAAACCTCCTACGAGCAACCACTAAAAAATAAACTCTGTAATAATGTACGCTAGGGTTAGAACTAAGAAATAACCAAAAATTCAAAGTAAGAAGATTTTTAATACTTTAAGTGTGTTCATAATTAGTTATTAATAAATAAACGAGCAAACGTGCAAGGTAAAAACATTTAATTCACTTGTTACTTTAACTTACTTAGATATATTGTTTTTGTTAATTGATTACCGCATAGGAAAAGATTAACAAATTTAATGAACTGTCTTTACCAAGACGTTTGGTCGAGCCAGTGATCTGGTTCATATGCTTATAGAGGGCTAGTACGTATGTTGGTGTACTAGCTCTTTTCTATTTTTGGGAAATCTGCAAATTCTTTATTGAACATCTCCCAGTTCAGAGCTTTAATTCTAGGTTTATCTTTGTATTTCTTTATAAATTCATATAGGTCTTTTTTCTTATAGTGCCTTTGATGACTTTTTATGGTGTTTGGAATATATTTTTGTAGATGGATTCAAATACTTCTCCAACTCATATAAAATAAGTATTCCAATTCTTTTTGATTTAGAAAATCCTTTTTAGGATTGTTTAAAGTTTTAGTTCTCATTTTGTTTTTATTAAATTATAATATATCCTTAAATAAAGGATCAGTTAAATTTCCTTTTAGTTTGTTATTATAATAACATAAGGAGCAAACACCTGCCCTAAGTGTTTTACCTCCACAATAAGGGCATGTTTTTACCCTGCTTTTAGTACCTCTTTTTGTTTTCATATTTTGTTTTTATAAGTTAAAATAAGGTATAGTGTAGAATAATAAATTTGTAATAAACACATATACAAAAAATCATAATGCAATACTGTTGGGAAAATCTATTTCAAAGTAAATATGCATTACCAAACACAATAACAATGTATTTATTCATAATATTACAAATTGAAACATCAATAAATCTCAAATTGTTATTATTAACTCTCTTTCTGTATTTATCATATTTTTGTTTTTATTTTAAATTCTAAATAAACTAGGAGTTGTCATAATAAAGCACCTATTCATACGCCAATGAATACGCAATTGCTCCAATAAACAACTAAATCTAGTTTTATTACAAATGGATCTGTATATTGCAAAACATCAACAATATCAAGTAAATACAAGATCCGTAAGCCATAATCAATATAGCTTATTAGTTTTAATAGTTTCATCTAATACATTAATAATAAAACGTAAAATCAATGGATAAGAAAAAGGAATATCAGCATATATATCAACAAGAATAAAGATATATTGAAAGCCTTAAAACCTCCAAACTTTGACAATAGCAAAGCTATTAAGATATTGTAAAATGATAAACAAATTACAATATCTAAGAAAGAAAATATATAAATATTAGCTTCTACCATATTTCAGTATTAGGGTCTAATATAAAAGCCAACTCCCTTTGGTCTTCTATTTCTTTTAAGAATTCCTCATCCTCTAAAGCTAATAGGTATCTTTCCTTGTAGTCTAAGGTAACCTCATCTATTTCTTCATAGTTCATAAGTTTTTGGTTAAATAATAAATTAAGCATCCTTTTTGTTTTCCTCTATTTCACGTATTAATAAAGTCCTTATAAGTCATGTAATAGTTCTTCCTTTTTCTCTATTTATTTCTTTGATCTTTTGTACAATTTCTTTTTCTATCTGTACAGCGATCGTTTGTAATTCATAATTCATAATGTAGTTTTAAATAATAAATTAAGTACTTTTTCAATTTGCCATATCTTTTACTTTTTGTGTTGGGTTATGAATCCGTTGTATAGCTTCTCAATTTTGTTTAACAGCCTCTAACATTAACTCTTCACTAGGATTATGTATATATTGTATAGCTTCTCAATTTTGTTTAACAGCCATTAATTTCACTTCTTCACTAGGATTATGAATCCATTGTATGGAATATCAAGTTTGTTTTACAGCTTCCAACATTAACTCTTCACTAGGATTATGTATCTGTTGTATAGCCCATCAATTTTGTTTTACAGCTTCTAATTTCACTTCTTCACTAGGATTATGAATCCATTGTATGGAATATCAAATTTGTTTAACAGCTTCTAATTTCACTTCTTCACTAGGATTATGTATCCATTGTATGGAATATCAATTTTTTTTAACAGCCATTAATTTCACTTCTTCACTAGGATTATGAATCCATTGTATGGCTTCTCAATTTTTTTTTACAGCTTCTAATTTCACTTCTTCACTAGGATTATGAATCCATTGTATGGAGTATCAGTGCCTTTTTACAGCCTCTAAAATTACCTTTTTGCTTGGGTTCGCTATAAATTCCATGATGCACCAATTCTTTTTAACTTCCTTTATTTGTTCGTCTTCTGTCATATCATTAAAATTTTTCATAATAAATAATTAAATAATAAATTAAGCAAACTTACGATAAAGAGCGTCTAAGGTATCAGACAAGCTCTTTATTTCTTTGACAAGATTAAAAGTCTCGTCAAAATCCTTTAAAGTTTCTAACTCTGATAGTTTACTATCAATTAGGAACTCAAGGTTTTTTATTTCTGTATTCATAATATAATTATTAAATAATAAAATTAAGTTTAAAAAACTCTATTAATGCGGTATTGTATTTTTATTTGTATTTTTAGTTCCTCTATTGTCTTTTTTGAAGCGTTGGTTTTTCTCCTTCACCCTAACAAGTCATTTATAAGTTTTATTAGTCTAATGTCTTCTGTAATCCATTTAACTCTAAGGGTTTTTGCGTAGTGCAGGTTGCACCCATAGAATTTCATATTATTAATCTTTGTTTTCTTTACCTCTAAAAGGTTTTTTTTTATTTCTGTATTCATAATAAATAATTTAAAAATATAAAAGGGGTTTCCCCTAAAATAATATTTGAGAGCCTCCTTGTAAGGAGACCCCCAAACTGATTTGTTGGGATGGTGTTACCCTCCGCCGAGAGTAACTGGTTTGCCGCTAGACTAAGTCCTTCTTAGTGTTTCGGCAAGATTTTAAGGAACACCTCCGAGAGGTTTGCCTCCTCTGGGAGTTTGTCAGGAATTTCTCAATTCCTAACTTTCTAAAACAATTATAATCTATCTTTTTAGTAAATGCAAGTTTTTTTTATAGTTTTTTTAGTTTTTTTTAGTTTTATTTAGTTTTACTTAAAAGATAGCTTATTTAAGACAAAAAAAAAGAAGCCTTACGACTTCTTTTCTTTTAAGTTTTTTTCAACTTGTTTTTCCGTGAAGACAAAACAAGTTTTGAAGAACCTGTATTCTTCGTCTTTTTTGTCTTTCACCTTCCCTTTTATGGGTCTAGTGAAAAACATATACCCTTTTTCGCCTTTTTTAACTTTATATCCTTCATTAAACCAACCTTTAAATGTGTTGGTTTTTATTTGGTCTATCCCATATATTTGGGATAACCAAACATTAAATGAGGGAACAATAAAATTACTCCCTCCCGTTTGTCTTTTTAGGATCTTATACGATCCTAAAAGCCCCATTAGGGTCTCCTTTTTTCTAACAGTTAAGTTTGAAATTTCTTCTTTTATTTTTGTAGCTTCCATAATATAATTTTAAAATATAAATTTTGTATTCTTATTTTGAATACATAAGTATTATAATATATCTTTTTAGTAAATACAAGTTTTTATTATACTTTTTTTAGTTTTTTTAGTTTTACTTAAGTATAGCATAAACAAAGGAAGTTTTGAGGTTTAGGAAAACTCCGAAAGGTCATAGATTAGGAACAGAGAGCGAATCTTCCTTGTATTAGTACTTAGTAAACGTCCGTGTATTAGCACTTACTAAACGTCCGTGTCAGCCATAAAGAAGGAAGGAGAGGAAACTATAATATATTATATATAATACTATTAAGTACTTAATAGTATTAATTTAGAATACTTTTTACATAATAAGGTATAAACTATAAATATACTTTCAACACTTCTTATATTAACTATTAGGTATTATAAAATAGACATTAGGATACTTTAGGATATTGATTAAGGTTCTTTAGGGTAGAAGTTAGGATGTATTAGGTTAGGATTTAGGTTAACTTAGGATACTTTAGAATACAATTTAGGATACTTTAGGATATTTTAGGATAGGTTTTAGGATACAATTTAGGATACTTTAGGATACAATTTAGGATACTTTAGGATACAATTTAGGATGTCTCAAACATATATAAAAACTTTTTTTATTCTAAATTATCCCATAAAATACATAAAGTCAACAAATTAGCACCTTATCACCGGAGGTGCCAACGTGCTAATCTAAAACGGAGGAGCAACCACTATAAAATAAGCAATAGTCAAACTTTCCCCCTCGCTCTAAGTGGCTTGTTAGTCGTTGGTTAACATATCATATATTATGTGAACCATTTTATTATCATTTCGACTCATTAAAAATCCATCAACAACAACGAGACAGGTATTGACATCGTTTTTTAGGGGGTTCTTTTAAGTTTCTGGTATAATCACACCAAGATATTTATAAGTCTTCTAAAAACAACCTTTAAATGAGTTTTAGAATACCACACATAATATTATACTTTCCAAATCTAAAGAACTGGCATTCTGGCAACCAACGTGATAAGGTGCTAAAAAGGGGGGGGGTATACCCTATTGAGAATAACTGGAACTATCCATATACCCCCCTCTATAATTTTTTCCCCATTTCCGACATATAACCGCATGGATAAGCTAAGTCCCTAGTAGAGCAAATATATTTTTAAACCCGTCGAATTCGACGGGGTTAAAATTAGGATTACTTATGTAATTTTAACTTTCGCTTAGAATTCGTAATCGATTAGGTTCTCCCATCGTAGAGAATGAATTCTAAAAACGCCAAACTGCTATTTTAAAGGATTCTTTGTTTTTGCTAGTGGTTTTACTAGGTTTTATAAAATATACTTTAGCTCCCACAAAGGTTTTCATTAGGTCTCCCCACCGTAGAGAATGAATTTTTTTAAGGGTTCTTATATTATTTTCTAGGTAGTTTTCTTGTCTGACGATGTCTGACTTTAATTTAGTAAAAAGTTTTGCATTTTTGATTTATTTAGATTATCATTAAGGTACATAGTTGATTTAGGCTATGTAAAACCTTTTTATAGAAAATGTGTTTTCTGGTTAATATAATGAAAGTCTTTTTGAGCCAGTTCCCCTACCAAGGGGTTTTTTTGTTTGTTATGGCATTTTTTGCCTGAGCGGAAAATTCCGAACAGGCAAAACTAGGCTATAATAAAACAAGTTGATAGGTTAGTGTATTTTTAGGTATTTCTATCGTTTTGTTGGCGTAGGCAAAATGATCGATACTTTTTTGTTTAGAAAGTGCATTTTTTGCACATACCATTATAAGTAAATTGACATTTTAGTTAAACTTATATATATTACAGATATTATTATTTTTAACACAAAAATGTCGAGAAAAAAGCAAGAAACCAATTTATCAAGAGATGGAGAATCTAAATTGAAGCAAAAGAAATTCAGGATGGATAGTAAAGCAAGGGAGAGGAAGATTGCAGAATTAGAAATAGCATTATCCATTTGAGCAAACGTAACCACTGCTTGTCAGCATATAGGAGTGGATAGGACTACTTATTATTATTGGCTAAGGAGTTGACACCTAGATCCTGTAAGGGTGGAGCAACTAAGGGCTAAGCCGATGTTGAAAGCCTTGAAGACTATTTACGATAACTTATCGGATGGAGAAACTGCCAAATGGTATCTGGAAAGGGTATTGAAAGATCAGTTTAGCAAACGCTCAGAGGTAACTTGAAGGGATTGAGAGCCTATATCACCTACTAAGATTGTGATAGTTAATCCTACTCAAGATAAGAAAGAGGATGTAGAGGATGCTAAGATAGAAGAATAATTTAATTAATATGAAATCACAAGAAAACCATATCGTTGAATTTAAGCCTTTTGCTAAGCAGTACCAAGCTTTGCAATTACTAAATGACAATAAAACGAATGAGGTATTGTATTGAGGTGGGGCTAGAGGTTGAAAAGCACAACCTTTATATAGTAAAATACTAACGCCCGACTGATGGATCAGGATGTGAGAGATTAAGATATGACAATCTTTAATTAGTCCAAGTTGATGAACAACAAAAGTAATAGCAATACATCCTCAATGAAAAAAAGATATTTACGAAGTTGAGTTTGATACTTGAATTAAGGTTAGGTGTTGTTTGGATCATTTATGGTTAAGTTGGAAACCTAAAAGATGACAAAAAACATTAGCTAATAGAAGTCTTAGGGAGATAAAGGATTTTTTTGATAGATGAATAAAAATAAAGATTCCAACATGTGAGGCATTAGATTTTTGAAAACCTTATACAAAATTACATCCTTATTTAGTAGGTGCTTTATTATGAGATTGATGACTTACTACTGGAGCAGTTATTTTTACAACTGAAGACCAAGAATTAATAGATAGCTTTAAACGTTTGTTACCAAAATGAATTTCTATATCAAAGTACAATTGACGTAAATATGCTTATAGAATCCTTAGCAGTTATAGAAAAGCTAAGTGATATTTATGATCGAAAATGAATGATATTTTGAATGAGTTATGAATGAAAGGCGTTAGATGTGAAAAGAAAAAAATACCTAGACAAATAATGGAAGGAGACCTATATACTAGGAGTCAATGTATAAAAGGGTTAATGGATACAGATTGAACTGTTTGAACAAACTGAAGATGTTCTTTAACTGCAAAAAGTAAACAATTAGCACTAGATTTTCAATATTTAATAAGAAGTATAGGAGGTAGGGCTAATTTAATTACTGTTAATAAATTTTGTACTTATAAATGAAAGAAAAGACGGTGAGTATATTACGAAGTTATTGTTACATTGTCTGATAGATCTTTATTGTTTAATTTAACAAGAAAAAAAGATAGATGAACAAAATATCAAGGTGGTAGAAGTAGAATGGGTTTAGTTATAAAAAACATTAAATATATATGAAAACAAGAAGCACAATGTATTACAGTTTCTAAAGATGATTGATTGTATATAACTAACGATTTCATGGTAACTCATAATAGCTATATCTGATGTTTTTGGGTAGTTAGTAAGTGCTTAGAGTACAACGGTTCGCAATGGTTAATTTGAAGATGTGAGCTAAAGAGGTTAAAACTAACAACTATGATAACTTTATTTGATATCATAAAGATGTTAGGGTTAAAGAAGCCTTTTTACAAATATAACGCTTTGGATTGAGTAATAGAATTTCAAAATTGATCACGAATATTTTTAACTGACCTACAGAATTTACCATCTGATCCTAACTTCGACAGATTATGAAGTTATTGACTTACTGGCGTATTCTTAGATGAAGCCCAAGAGATCAACAGCAAATGTATCAGTGTTTTGAGATGAAGACTTTCGGTTTTATCTGGTGAAGGTTGGGAAACTATACCTAAAATGTTATTTACTTGTAATCCAGCGAGGAATTGGATTTATTATGACTACTACAAACCGTATAAAGAAGGCAATTTAGAACCCACTAAAGCGTTTGTACCTGCTTTAGTAACCGATAATCCTAGTATCAAGAAAGAATACGTTGATAATTTAAAGAAATGAGATCACGTAACAGTTCAGAGGTTATTATACGGTAATTTTGAATATTCAGATGAAGATTGATTGTTATTGGATATAGATTCAGTTTCAAGTATTTTCAAGAAAGACTCTACTATAGATGAGGATAAGAAGTTTTATCTATCTTGTGATGTTGCCAGAAAGGGTAATGACAAAACCGTAATAATGCTTTGGAGATGATTAACTGTTTTACAGGTTTTTCATCAAAAGAAAACAGATTTACAAGAGTTGGCACAGCAAATAATACGTATTTCTATGTGAAATAATATCCCAAGAAACCATATAGTAATTGATGAGGATTGATTATGAGGTTGAGTAATAGATCAAATTAGAGGATGTAGGGGTTTTATCAATAATGCTAGAGCTATAGAAGAGAGGAGAGCAACTAAAGACTTAGCAAAAAGGGCTAATTATGCCAATCTAAAATCTCAATGTTATTTTAAGTTATGTGAGCAAATAAAACTATGAATAGTTCATGTGAATTGTGATGAATTTGTTAAGGAGCAACTAACCCAAGAGCTATTACAGATTAAAATAAAAGACCTAGACAAGGATTGAAAGTTTGCTATAGAAGGGAAAGAGTTAGTTAAGGAGAGATTATGAAGATCCCCAGATTTTAGTGACTGTATGGCTATGAGGATGTTATTTGAATTAAAAAGACCTAAGATTATCTTCAAATACTTTTAGAAACTTGACAAAACAGCAAAATAAATTATTTATTAGATATTATTAATAATCAAAGCAGATGAATACTATTATGAGTTCTTATGAACAAGACATACTAACTAACAATGCTAAGTTAAGGAATTATTATACTTGAGATTACCTAAAAGATACGACTGATGAGAACTACCAATATTTAAAAGATAAGTTTTTCAAAACTGACTCAATGACTCAATTAATGAATGTTGGAAGTTGAATTTTTACTGTAGTGCCTAATACTTTAGCAAATTATGTATGAGACCCTAAAATAGATTTTTCAATTAATTTATGTGACAGCATAAAAGATTTTGTAATTTTTGGCTATTCTTTATTAGTATTGATAAGAGATCAAGGTGAATTAAAGGTTGAATATATTCAATCTGATAATTATGTTTACTATAATCAAGAGCATAGGGTATATACTTTATATCTAGATACGAACAATGAGGATGAAAATTACTATATCCTCAAGCAAGTGTATTGAGAATGATATATTGATAATGAGTTATACAAACTACCTAACCAATACGACTACAAGAAGTGAGATAGAGTGCCTTTAAATACACTAAAAGACACATCGAACCTACAAGATAAGGTGGTTACTGGTTTGGATATAAATACCTTATTTGTGACTAAAGATACCTCCGCTAAGAATATACATTACCCCCAGTCTATTTTAGAGAAGATAGTTCAATTAACATATTCAGTAGATAGAAAGATAGCTATGTTTGAGTCGGAGTTCTTAAAGCATACTTCACAATATACTATTTTCAAAAATATAGCAATTCCAGATTATGCGATAGATAGTAATTGACTGGTTGATATAGATAAGGTAGGAAGGATAGTAGCAACCAATGACGAAGTATGAGGGATAGAGTTTGTAAATAATCAAAATCAATTAATAGAAAAAGCTCTGGAATATGAGGAAAAACAAATAAGAAAGATAGCGTGAATTACTGGTATTCCTGTAGATTTTTTCGGTATCAAACATGACACTTGAGCAATAAGTTGAACTAGTAGAAGTATCTTGCAAGGTGCGTTTATTAAGGCTATAAAAGAAATTAGAGATAGATTTACAAAAACCCTAGAGCAAATACTTATAGTACTAATAGAAGAGTGACAACTAAACCTAAGATGAGATAAAACTGAATTAAAGATTTTCTTTGAAGATGTAATACCTAAATCAGATACCGAACTAGTAGAGGAGTTAGCGACAGCAAGGGAAGCAAAGATAATAAGTAGATTTACAGCTATACAAAGGTATTTATGATTCACAGACCAAGATACAGATATGGAAGTATCTAGAATTAATGAAGATTTAAAATTAATAACAAAAAATGAACAAATTACAGATCAACAAACCGGCTCAAAAAATACAATTCAAGGACAGGACGATGAACAGAGTCCGCAATCTAATCGAAACTAAGACTGATCTTTTAATTATTTTGTTTTCCATTGCCAATATTGTATTATATATTTTCTTGATTATTTTAATAGCAATTAGATACTTATAAAACTTGACATCCTCTAAAGACTTATTATATTTTATATTGGACTAAGACGTTTTCCGTTGTGGAACGTAAAATTTACAATGTAATTATATAATATGAATGAAAAAATAAAGGAAGAAGTAGCAGAAGAAACAACAGTTAGTAAAGAGGATTATGAGAAATTAAAAGAAATAGAAAGAAATAAGACGATTGCTATTAAGCAAGAGAGAGATAAGAGGAAGCAAGAGCAGAAGGAATTAGAAGAATTAAGGAAGTATAAACAAGGCTTAGAAGATAAGGAAAGAAAAAAGAAATGAGAATATGAAAAGTTATTAGAAGAAAAAGAATGATTAATTAACGAATTAACAGAAAAGGCAAAGCTATATGATAATTATATCCAAACAAAGACTGAGAAGCTAGAAAAGACAAAAGAAGAACTAGAGAGTAAATTATGAAAAACTTTAGATGAGTATAGAGATATTTACGATGATCTAAACCTAGAGAAACAAGTTAAGTTCTTAAGTAAAATTTCAATAGAGAAACCAGATTTTGATACTAGAACTAAAGAGGTTTCTAAGGAGATAAAAACAGATGATTTTGAGAAGGCGAAAAAATGAGGGGATTTAATGTATCTTATATCGAATGCTAAAAAATTAGATTAATATTTAAAATTTAATAATGGCAGGTAAACAATTAAGTTACGATTATTCTAATGTCAAAAGAGATTTATCAGATGCTTTTGAGATGGTAATAAAGAATGATCCAATACTAGTAAATCTGATAGGAACAGGATGAGTAGCGACATCCACAAAACATGAATGGTTAGAAGATGTAGTAAGTCCCACTAGCTGGACTATGGATCAAGACCATACTGCAGCAGATGGAGAAATTGATATCTCTTCTACTTCTTGATTAAAAGAAGGGGATATTGTAAGATTTGAAAAGGCTACTTGAGCACCTAGTACCTTAATAGGTAAGGTTGGAGCTATAACTACTAATGACAAGTTCGCAGTGACTGCTTATGGTGGTTCAAGTGATGAGAACCTATTAAGTGGTACTATGGTATATTTAATGGCTAGACCTAAGAACGAGGCGACTGATGCAGACCCAGATAATGGATATGAGCCAAGTGTGGAATATAACTATACTCAAATATTTGACAGAACAGCCAAGATTTCTAAAACTTCTTTGGAAGTAAAGAAATACGGTATTAATACCGCTATGGATTATCAGATAATGAGGCAGTTACAGAATCTCGCATATGATATGGTTAACACTACTGTGAATATGCCTAGGGTTGAAAGAGATGCAACGACAGCTTGAACCATGTGAGGTTGGTTATGGTTTTTGAAACAAGGATCTTGAAATGTGATAGATGGCTCATCATGAGCATTAACTATGACTATGATAAACAATGCTATAGAATTATGAATGTGAAATGGAGCAGATAATTTATCTACTATAGTTTGTCATCCTATACAAGCAAGAAAAATAAGTGCGTTTAATACCAGTGGTAATAATCCAATAATTACTAGATCAGAAACAACAGCAGGGGCTTATGTAACTTCTTTTGTAAGTGATTTAGGTAATCTATCTAATATAGTAGTTAGCAGAAACTTTGATAAGAACTTGATATCGATAATAGATCCGACAAAAATTAGTCTAGTACCTTTACAGAATAGACAATTTTCATCAGAAGATGCTACTCCTAATGGATCAGATTACTGGAGTCAGAGAATCCTTTGAGAATATACTCTACAAATCAAGAACGCTAGTAATTCACATGTTTATATTAAAGACTTAGCAATGTAATATGAGGTTTAAAGCTAAAGAGTTTTATGTAGTTGACATAAGGGGTCAGATGATAAGGTTTGATGTGTTTGGATATTTCAATACAGAAGATGAAAAAATTATTGAGGTATTACGTAGAAATCCAAATGTAGAAGCTATCGAAGAGCCTAAGAAAAAGAAAATATCTACTAAAAAGAGAAAATGAACACAATAGATCATTCCACTAATTATGCTTGAGGAACTAAGGATTATAAATCAAATTACTTCATCTTATGAGATGGTAAGTATATCTACTATTGAAGTAGAGATACAAGAGCAAATGTAAGAGCTGATTTATGAGACGATGTTCCAGTAGGAAGTTTATATTTATCAGATGATAGAATGTATCAAAAGATTGCGAATGCTTGAGCAGATGCAGATTGGTATAAAGTAACTTCAACCAACGCTGATTAGTAGTTTTATAGAGTCCTCTAAGGAGGGCTTCATTAAAATTATTAATAATAATTAAATATGTTTTGAAATAATATGATAGATGCTAGTAAATATTGTCAATTGTACGATTATGATGCTAGCAATAACGCTATATATTTTTGAGAGTGTTTGCCTTGAGATTCTTTAAAAACGACAGAACCTCTTTTTAGGATTAAGAAATTTACCTATGATATATCGGGGAATATGACTTTATGAAATTATGCTGATTGAAATATTGTCATGGATAATGTTTGGGATGATAGGGCTATTTTATCTTATTCATAAATTTAAATTATGTGAAGCAAATTTGATCCTTTACTATGAAAACTTAGAGAGGGGGACACACCTAAACCAACCACGGCTGATGCTTGAAAATACGTAAAGGTAAATGCTAGTTGAGTATATGAAATAGCAAATATAACAGCAGTTTGAGTTAGTTGAACTAGAATGTGATCTTGGGATTCTTTAGAATCCTACTCTGCTTGAGATATGGTAAATTATAATTGAGAAATTTACTTATCACTAACAATCAATACAAATTCACAGCCTAGTACAAATCCTACTGATTGGAGATTGTATACAGAAACGATTACTACAGATACGATTAATGAGCTAACTACAGATTCAGGGGTGGCGATAGAGTGAGTTAAGATTATAGATGGACAGATACAACTAACCGAACAAACTACAATTGATACTCCCCAAGCTGACAATATTAAAATTTACGCTAAAGATGATTGAGGGACTACGAAGCTTTATCAAAAGGACTCTACATGAACAGAAACAGAGATAGGTTCTGGGGGAGGAGGAGTAAGTATTACATGATTTTGATTAGAAGGAGCAAAAAACTTAGATATAGATACTTGAACAGAAATAATTGACACTTTCGCTGACACTGACGTAGAGGCTTGTCATTGGCTTTATGTTGTAAAGAAAGGGGCAAATTTAAGAACAGGTACAATAATGAGTGCTTGGGACGGGACATGAGATACAGTTGAATTCAACGAACAATTAACTACAGACATTTGAGACACAAGCGATTTGGCGTTCTCTGTAGATATAGATTCAAATAATGTTAGATTATTAGCTACTACTTTAAGTGATGATCGGTCAGTTAAGGTAAAGAGAATAAAAATAGATGGGGAAGATTGAGGTACAACTTGAGGGACTTGGGGAGGCATAACTTGAACGCTATCATCTCAAACAGACCTACAAAACGCATTGGATCTAAAATCAGACAAATCAAATGTACTAGAATTAGATAATACTGACGTATACACCCCAACCCTAGATAATCACCCAGCCACTAAAAAATATGTTGATGACAATGCTTGAGGATGAGGGGCAGGAGATATGCTACAATCTACTTACGATACTAATACGAATAACATCGTAGATAAAGCAGAAAGCGTAGATGATTGAGCGGGTAATACTAAAACAGCCTTAGAGATAAAAACACATTTAGAAGATACAACGACTCATTTAGATTTAGCAACCATCAAGGCAGATACAGACTTAGCGGACGCCATATCTAAAAAACACACACAGGGAAGTGATACGGCGTTAGATACTGGAAATGCGAATGAAGTGACAGCCTCAGATTTAAGGGGGCATTTAGATAGTACTAGCAACCCCCATTCAGTAACGGCGACACAGGCAGGAGCAGTCGCATTAACATGAAATGAGGCAGTCGCAGGGGAAAAAGATTTTACATCATGAATAAAACTAAATTCTTCTGATTTACTTTCAAGTGTAGCGACAGGAACTTCTAATAATGACAAAATAGCCACTCAAGGGTATGTAGATGACAACGGTGGGGGAGGTGGTTCTGGAGAGGCAAACACTGTTTCTAATATAGGAACAGCAGGAGAAGGAATTTTTAAACAAAAAAACGGTGTTGACTTAGAATTCAAAAAGATCAAGGCATGACTAAATACAACAGTTACTAGCACGGGTGATGAGATAGAGATAACCGCCTCAACAACAGGAGGGGGGCTATCAGGGATAGAAACTTTTAATTCAGTTGCTAATGATGATTCTGTTAGTGTTTCTTGTAATTTTGTAGTAGGTGTAACTAAAAAAGTTTTGGAATCTTCATCATCTACAGATGATATTATATCAGATACAGATGAAGCTAAATGGGACTTTGAAGATGCGAAAGGAACTATTACTAAATTTGTAGTTGATACTGCAGATACAAGTGGGCATTTTGCAATAATAGGGACAGGAAATGATAGCGATACAGTGCTTTTAATCCAGTCAGACACGACTGACGGTTCAACCGCTTTTACTGATACCAGTGTTGGAGGAACTGATCATACAAGTGGGATTTCTGCATGAGGCACAGACACACACCACGAAACAACGAATGCACATGATACAGCTAACTTTGGGGCGACTTCAATACAGTTTGACGGAGATGACTATTTATCAGTGAGCCCAAATGCAGATTTTAATTTAAATGCTAATAGCGAATGGGTAATTGACTTTTGGTTTAAAAGGACGAGAACCTCAGTAGGTGAGCAATTGTTCAGTATTGGATATAGCACAGGACAAACATTCACTCCATATTTAGACAGTACATCAAATGAGATAGATGTTTATTTTGGGAATGGTTTAGGTGCAAGTTCTTGGTCTTCTTATAGTGGAAGCATTTCTATAAATGACACCAATTGGCATCATTACGCAATTGTAAAAACTGCCACAACTTTTAAAACATACATAGACGGGGATATAGATGTTGATTCAACCCCCCCCACTGTTTTTGGTTTAGCAGACTACGGGGTAACACTTGGTGCATGGAAAAATACTGTCTCAACATATACTCAATATTTTAATGGTTATATTGATGAGTTTAGAATATCTCAAAATACAGATAGAGGCTGGACAGGAGCAACCATTACAGTGCCAACAGAAGCATACACCTCAACAGCACCAGTCACCCTCGGCTCAGGAAACACAGAACCTCGTGTAATTGAAAATGTAAACTTCCAAATCAATGGCGACACCAACAAAACCTACACAATCAACACAATCACCGACGACGGAGAAGCAACTGATGAAGTAGCTTTTTCAATCAACGACGGAACTACTGCAACCTTAGCAACAGGTGAGTATGATGTTGACTGGATACGAGGGGCAAATATGGTTGATGATGTAATTAAATTGACAAGTGATGGTGCAGCAGGAAATGATAGCTACACAAAACTTTTAATTCAGTCAGATACTTTTGATGGTGATACTGATTTTGAAGATACTTCGGTTGGTGGAACAATTCACACAATTACAAGAAGCGGTGCGATTCACACAACAGACCAAAAAAAATTCGGTTTCGGTGCAACTTCAATGTATTTTGATGGGACTGGGGATTATTTAAGCGTTGCTAATAGTGCGGATTACAACTGGGGAACTGATGATTTTGTAATTGATTTTTTGGTATACAGTAGTTTCCCAGCAGGCTTACACTCTCTTTTTAATTTTAGAAATAATACTGACTCTGATGGAATCATATTAATGCACGATGGCACAACAATTAAATTATGGATAGCTTCTACCTCTGGAACTTTTGTAATAGCAGCAGTAGATGTAGGAACAGCTATTGCTAACAGTTGGAATCATTTAGTATTAGTCAGAGATGGCGGGAGTATTAATTTTTATATCAATGGGACAAGAACATATAACAAAACTGATTATGGTGTATCAACACCAGTTCACTTTTCAGGTGACCCGTTACAAATTGGGACTTCTCCTTCTGTCAACGTTTCTGATTTTTTAGGATATATAGATGAGTTTAGAATTTCCAAAGGAACAGACAGGGGCTGGACAGGAGCAACAATCACAGTGCCTACCGAGTCTTACACAGCAGGTTCATCACCAGAAAATCAAACTTACACAGCAGTAACAAGCACAACAGGACAATTTAACACTACTGCTTGGGATGATTTAAACTCAGGAACAGTAACAGAAGCAACAGCAGGTCAAAGTGCTTTTTATTCAGTTTCATTTGATGACAAAGTAACTTTCCAAATTTACGATACTTCTGATACAGCCTGGAGAAATATCGCCTCAAATAGCAATGCAATAACTTGAGAGACAGAATGAGTTTGGTGCTACAATACAGGAGCAAGCGGAGCAGAGACTTGGACAGTCGCAAATATAAATGAACAAAACGCAGCAATCTCAGAAGCCGTAACTGTAACAGCTAACCAACAAACAGGAACACAATTTAACGCTATTAGTGACACAATATGGAACGATGCTTGGAGTGTAGCAGATGATATTGACATTGCAGTTTCATTAAAAACAACAAATGAAGGCTCAAGCCCTCAAGTATCCGCTCTTTCCTTTAATTATGATGGGGTTTTGAATTACTCAACAAATGTATACGAGTCAGGGGCGGTAAACGGATTTGATATCTCTGCCACATGATGGCAAGATTGAGTACAAACTTGGGTAGTAACTAATAAAACTGGCTCTACGCAAGATATAAAAGTTTATAAAATGTAATTTAATACTATGAGTAATGAATTTAAGATTAAGAAGGGGCTAATCGTAGAAGACGGAGCAATACAAGTCTCTGAACAAACAGCGATTAGTAATCCTTCAGCCAATAGCTTAAAGATATACGCTAAAGATGATGGCGGTACTACTAAGCTATACAGCAAAGATTCATCTGGTACGGAAAGTGAAGTCGGCTCAGGTAGTGGAGATATGACGAAGGCGGTTTATGATACAACAGCGAATAATATTGTTGATAAAGCCGAAAGCATTGATGATGGAGCAGGAAATGCGAAAACCGCACTAGAGGTACAAACACACATTGACAGCACAACAAATCCGCACTCAGTAACCGCAACACAAGTAAGCAATATCTCAGCAGGAAATATTGTAGCGACAACAGTACAAGGGGCTATTGATGAGTTAGACACAGAAAAAGCCATTGATACAAGCGTTGTTCACTTGGCAGGAGCAGAAACATTAACAGGCGAAAAAACATTTTCCGCAGGCGTAAAGACCGACACTATTTCAGAGGAAAACACAGATACAGGCGTAACCATTGAAGGAGTTAAACATATTGATGGACAAATTCAATTATCAGAACAAACCGTAATTGCAAACCCAACTGCTGATAGTATAAAAATATATGCTAAAAACGACTGATGAACTACTAAGATTTATACCAAAGACTCTACTTGAACAGAAAGTGAAGTAGGTGCTTGATGAAGTGGAGCTGCTATTTCTTTAGAAGTGTATGCAGACGATAATGCTTATGAAACAGCTAACGGAGCTTGACAAGAATGAGATATATATTGGAATTCTACAGATGATACAATAAGAAGCTATAATTGAACAGCTTGGGTTACTTGATGAAGTTGAGAAAGTAATACTGCTAGCAATGTTTGAACAAGTTGAGAATGAGTATATCTACAAAAGACTTGAGTAGATTTAGAACTAAAAAAAATAAAAGCTTGAACAGATATAACGGTAACAACAACAGTAAATAATGAGATAGAAATATCGTCTACTGCTAGTTGAGGAAGCTGAGTAAGTCAAGAAGTTTTTGAAGATGTAGTAGATGATTGAACAGTAGAATTAGAAGCAAAGACTATAACTATAGATGAGAAAGTGGTAATATCTAATGCAGATACAACTGATATAATTTCAGATGCCTATTCTGCTAAATGGGACTTCGAAGATGCGAAAGGAACTATTACTAAATTTGTAGTTGATACTGCAGATACAAGTGGGCATTTTTTGGGTGGGTTAGGTGAAATCAACGACTCCACTGTTTTGGCTTTGAACGATAATGATTTTGTTGATTATTCTTATAATGGGGCGGACTCCCCTCACACTATCACAAATGTTGGTGGCAACGTAACGGCAACAACTGAAACAGTTACAGGAACGAGCATTGATCAAGTGATGAATTTTGGAGGGAGTTCCGACTTATATTATTTAACCGCACCAACTTCAACAGATTTCTCTCTTTCTGGTGATTTTGCAATAGATTTCTGGATTTATTTAAACAGTTCTAGTGCCGGCGGGGTTATTTCAGATAGCTCAACCCCAAACTCAAATAGGATTGCATTAAGTTCTGGGAATGGATTGTTGGTAGAAATAGATGACACACTGCACGATTTTGGCACAGTTGGAACTGGAGCTTGGAAACATATTGGACTATCTAGATCTTCAGGGACTGTAAAGGCATATTTAGATGGTTCTCAACTTGGTTCAGACTGGAGTGATAGTGGCAC